AACCTTCTAAAAACGTATCGGCGTTTTGTGCTGTAGATATTGTTCTATTATTATATTGTGCAAAACTGTATGCTTCGTTAAAAGAACCTAAAAAATCTTCGTATCTAGGTGATGCTTGGCCTTCTCTGCCAGGTTGAGCATGCCAATTAAATTCATTATGTGCCTGTAAAGCATGACATCTAATCCAACCCCATTGAGTAATACTATGATTTGGGTTTGACATGTTATAAGGTAACCATGTGGCTTGTTGCCCATAATCTGTTACGCCTGTTACAGAATATCCTGCGTTTGCGGGTCCAGGTAATGCACCTGTTATACCTAAAGATTCAGCATATTCGACTGCTTTACAGTCAGATGATCCTGATGTTTTTCCTGCCCACGATTCTGATGCATCTTCTGCAATATATGTAGGAGGTTTTGAATTTCCTAATGCGTAGCAACTGCCATATCCACTAATTGAAATAAGATTATTATATGTGCCACTTCCCACAACCCCTCTTAAATAAGCATCATTAATAGACCATACAAGCATTCTAAGCACAGTATTTTGTACAAGTGTACCGAATATATACTCTGAGTTTGATCTGCTAATACCCATAAAGAATTGGGCGTTAGGGTTGATCCTAAGACATCTGTTTTGTAAAAGGCCGCCTAATACATTTTGACCTAAAGGACTTTGTTTACCTGTGTCTGCCATATATTACCTTACGGAACAAATACCGTTTCTGCTCCTTCTACGATTTTGTGTTTACAATCGTTTCCGGAACCTACTCTGAGTACAGGTTTACCTTCACAAAACACTGTGGGACTACCTTCAGTTGTTTTTGCGGCTTTGTGAGGTTTTTTATTTGGTTTTGGATCGTGCGGAGAAATTTCACTAACGTGGAGACCTACAGGTTTGCCTTCTGCAAAGACAGTTTCTGAGCCTTTGAGAATTTTACCACCTGTAGTGTTCTTATCTCCCTTGCGGCTTAATTTCGCCATGTAATTTTATCCTACTAATATTTTTTTCTCCGGTACTGTTACTCCGGTTGTTGCTTCTCTGTATTTGTCCTTGACTTCATCTGCTGTAACAGCAATAAGAGAAACACTATTAGTATTTAGTCTTGGATTTTCAGCGGTTGAAGCAGAAAATACACTAGGGATAAGAGCCATGCCAGTCTGACTGGGTGCAAGAGATACTGGATCTTCAAGTTCAAAAAATCCATCTTCATTCCCTACTACTTTAGATACTACTTCTTCTCCGCTGTTTAGTTTAAAAGAGTAGACCTGCCCTAATTTAATTATACTACTCATTATGACTCCAATTTTTGTTTTAATTCAGTAAATCCACCAACATAATCTTCATCTAAAAAGATTTGTGGGGCAGTACGTGCATTAGGGACTACTGCTAATAAGTCTTCTAATGTGTACCCGTGTCCGATTTTTCTTTCTTCAAACTCAACACCTTTAGATTCTAACAATTTTTTTGCTTGATCACAAAATGTGCAATTATCTTTGCTCCATACAATGGCTTTCATTCTTTCTCCTAGATAGTTAAATGTTATAAGTTTATTTAATGCAGTATTACAGTCAAATAATATTTTTTGGCGCTTACAACTCGGGTAAGGCTTCGTAATCAAGTGATTCTGACATGACACCTATTACATAGTTAGTTGATTCATTTTCTTGTAATGCTGTTTGTTTTTTGCTAGTATCACTGTGTTTATTAAACCATGGAATAGGACTTACTTTTGGAGCAGGTTCGTTGTATTTTATACCTATTGCTTTAAGTGATTCTAATGCTGTATAATCTACAAATTCTTTAAGAATGTTTGCATTCAAACCAATTACAGGACCTTTCTGAAACAAATAGTCTGCCCATTCTTTTTCTTCTCTAATTACATCCATATACATATTATATACTTCTTGTTCGCATTCTTTTTGTGCTTTTAAGAATCGTTTGTCTTCTTTTACTACTTGATTGATAATCCAACCCGTCCAACCTTTATGTAATAATTCATCTTGTAAAATCAATGAAATGATATTGCCGTTACCAATAAAGATTCTATTTTCTACCATTGCTAACGATGTAGCAAACGAAACCATAAATCTTAATGCTTCTAAGGCATAACTTGCATGTAGTGCCATCCAAATTGCTTTAATGTGTTCATGTTCATCAATCTTATGACCCATTTCTTTTTTACAATTAATTTGATGCAATGCTTCGTAATATTCACCTACACTAGATGCCATATCAGCAATTTCTTTTGTATCATGTATTGTGTTAAAAATATCTTTGGGTACATTGTATATGTTTCTAATAATATGACTATAAGAACGTGAGTGAATGTTAGTTTCAAAGAAAGACCAGTTGTAGCATAATGCTTCTACCTCAGGCAAACTCACTACAGGAGTAAAAACTTGTGCAGGTCCTCTGCCTTGTAAACTATCTAATGCAGTTTGTCGTAAGAGATTTGCAGTAAAAATATGTTTAACAGCATCACTGGCATCTTTAAAATCAGATGCGTCCTTTGTCAAACTAATTTCTTCTGGTATCCAAAAGAAACCCCTAGCAGTTTCTTCAAAGTTTGCTATTTTGTCATATTTTACTTCTTCAAATCTTTGAATAGTTACCGGACCCGAAGGGTCTAAAAACATTGTGCTTTCCAAATAATTAGTTTTCTTTGATAAATCATACTGTTCTTTACTCATAATTAATTCCTATAGTTTACATGCTTCGCAATCATCATCAAATGCTGGTTCGTCAATGTATTGTTTTGCTATTTCTACTAGTTGTTCGTCTTGTCTTTTAACTCCCGCTTTATTTATTAAAGAATAATAAAAAGTCTTAAGTCCCCATTGGTGTGCCTGCATTAAGTTTTTTGCAATCAATGTTGTAGGCACCTTTTGATCTTTAAAGTGTGCTGGATTGTAAAATGTGTTTGTTGATATACTTTGGTCTACATAGGCCGCTAGTACTGCCGCAGTCTTTAGATATGCATCACAGTCTTGTTGTTCCCACATCAACTGATAAGAGTTTCTTACACGTTTGATATGATAGTCTGGTACTACTTGTGTTAATGATCCTGCTTTACTTTCTTTAACAGAGATTAAACTCATTGGCATTTCAATACCGTTTGTAGAATTAATAACTACACTAGATGATTCTACTGGGGCAATTGCCATTAAAGTTGCATTTCTAACACCATGCTCTTTCATTTCTTTTCTTAATGATTCCCAATCGCACTCTGGCTTAAAGTTGGCTAATTTATTAACACCCTTTGCTCTACGTTCCCAAGGAAACTTGCCTTTGCCATACCATGTTTTATCACTATCTAAACACTTGCCTCTTTCTTTTGCTAATTCAACAGTTGCTTCAGTTAAATAAAAGGCTTGATGTTCTATCCAAGATTTAACATCTTGTAATGCATCTTTGTCACCATAATGATAATCACGTTTTGCATGCCAATATGCTAAATTAGTGACACCAATACCCAATGGTTGTATTTCATCGTTGCTTAGTTGACTTTGAATCGATAAGAAATCTTGGTAATCTAAAATATTACACAGACTACGTTGTAGTATACGACATGCTCTACGCATGTCCTCAGGGTGTCTGAATGCTCCCCAGTTCAACGATCCCAATGTACACAATGCAATACGTCCCTTATCGTCATCTAAACGTTTAAAAGGCTTTGTAGGCAATAATATCTCACAACACAAGTTGCTTTGATAGATAGGATGCTCTGTAGTATCAAATGGGCCTTGATTAGATACATTGTCAACGTAAACTAAATATATTCTTCCTGTATCTGTTCTTTCTTTTAAAATACCGGACTTAAATACTTCTTCTGCTGACATTACTTTCTTACGCAGGCTACGGGACTTTTCATATTTGAGATACAGTTCCTCAAATTTAGCAGTATCTGAATAGAATGCTTCATACAAATCAGGCACTTCATTTGGATCAAAGAATGTAATATTTTCTTTGTTTTTAAAACGTTTCCAAAAGAATGCATTAAGACACACACCATAATCCATATGTCTTACTCTTGTTTCTTCAGTACCTTGATTGTTTTTTAGTACAATTAAATCATCAAATTGATGATGCCAAATAGGATAAAAGACTGTTGCACTAGCATTACGAATACCGCCTTGTGAGCATGAACGCAAGTCTCCGAACCACTTCTTTAAGAAGGGTATCATTCCCGTATGCATGATCTCTCCGCCTCTTATAGGCGCTCCTAGGGGTCTTAAACGCCCTATTTCAAGACCAATACCAGCACGTTTACTGGCATACTTTGCCATCATTTCGCCTGATGCAAAAATACTGTCTAAGTCATCATCACTTTTAATTAATACACAAGAACTAAATTGTTTAGTGGGTGTTCCTAACCCTGCCAATACCGGAGTTGCTAATGTAAATAAACCATCACTTGCACAATTATAATATTCTTTAATATATCTCATTCTTGCTGACAGCGGTTCTTCTTTATGAAATACTGTTGCGGCCGCAATCATATATCTAACTTGCGGAGTCTCGTATATCTGCCCTGTCGACCTATTTCTGACAAGATATTTACCTATCATTTGTTCGATAGCGGCATAAGATAAGTTTTCATCTTTTTCGTGGTTGATGATCTTTTCCATTTTATTCCAATCATCTTCACTATACCATTTAAGTAAATCTGTACTATATAATCCTGCTTCTATATTCTTCTTAACAATTTTATATAGATGCGGCGGTTGATAATCTCCGTACACATCTTTACGCAACATAGATAGACGTTGTTTGCCTGCTACAAATTGATAGTTTGTATGACCTGTTTCAGGAGATTGTTCTTCGTCAATCAAATCAACTATAGCACGTAAAGTAAGTTCATCAATTTCTCTAGTAGTGATACCATCAAAGAAGTGTGGTTGCGATGTAATTTCAATCATCGATTGTGATACATCTGATACTCCCTCACATACTTTTGCTACTTGTGCTTGCCACTTTTCTAGTTGTAATTCTACTACCTTTCCTGATCTTTTAGTGACTTTAATGTTCATTCTTTACCTAATTTATTTTGTTATACAACGGTTCTATGTCAATATGCTTGACATTCTTAAAATCCGACAGCACTGTATTTACTACAGAGTCCGGCCAGTAATTCAACACATACTTTGCGTTGTCTACTAGGACTAATACTACTTCTGTATCAGTATAATCTATTGCTGATACTAAGTCAACACCTTTTATGCCCAATATTGCCAAAGTATATATGTTACCCAATGCACGTGCATAAAAACAGTAATGATTATCTTGTAAGAGTTGCCATGGATTGGGCCAATCTTTTATATCATGTGGATGTAGATAATAGTTATTTAGTGGACATTGTTGCCAAAATTTATCTACGTCTATACATATTTTTTCTAAATCTGAATCTTTTAGTGATTCACGCAATTGATACCATTCAGCCATCCGAGTATCGAAACTCATCGTAAAAGTATTCATATATCTACTTATCTTAAATCAGGTTGTCGAACAAATTCCATATATGGAAAGAGAGTCTTTCGACTCTCTCTACATGTTAAGTGTGACTTAACGATTCTAAGGTAGTTAGAATTAGTTTTTGCCTACTAGTACTTCGACTACGCCGTCTAGGCCATCATTAAATGCCGAGATTGCTTTACCGATTACACTACCGGGCTTGATGTTATCAGGATCACCCTTACATCCAAATCCTGCTTGATCAGAAGTAACAATTAGATCACCTTTTTCAATTGGGCCGATTACTTTACATGGTACACGACCGATCAGTGCTAGTTCTACAACAAATTCACCCTCGCCTGCAGTACATTCTGCATTATAGACTTGAGCAGGATTAGTTGTTACAATACCTGCAACAGTATGTGTTGCATGTTGTCCTGTTACTGATAGTTCTGCATCTCCTCCGAATACTACAACTGTACCAGGCTCATAGTCTGAGTC